TGATCCTAAAGTTAAGCAAGGTTCAAAATCAACTGCAGTAGATGATTCGGATGAAGCATGGAAATTGATGAATGACCAAGTTCAATCTGCTCTTCAAACCTATGATGAGCTCCTTAAAAAAGGTGTTGCACCTGAAGTAGCACGTGCTATTTTACCACAAAGCATGTATTCTCTTGTGTATGAAACTGGTTCACTTGCAGCCTATGCTCGTATTTGTAATCTCCGTTTGGATCCTACTGCACAAAAAGAGATTCGAAATTATGCAACTGCAATTGATACATTGATGCGTCAGGCATTTCCTGTTTCATGGGAGGCATTAAGTCAGAAATTTAAAGGATCTGTGTAAAATGTGTAGGATCAATGCCAATATAATTAATGGCTGGTATATCAATCTCTTTTAATTTAATTATCATATTAAATAACTGGTCTTTCCAATTATTTTTATTATAATATACATCTTCTTGAAATATTCTTATTATGTGTTTACCATTCTGAATAGCACATTCCATTTTATATTTATCAATTATTTGTTGTTCATTAGGAGATTTCCAATTACGTAGTTGTTTAAAATGCTGCAATCCATCTAATTCTATAATAATTTTATTTTCACATTCAAAATCAAATGGTAAATATCGTTTTGTTTTTGGATTTTTGCACCATATATACTGAGGATGAAAAATAATACTAAAAATAGATTTAAGAGTTTCAAAGAGTAGTTTTTCTGTTTTATTTTTACATTTTGAACACCATCTATTATGATATATATTATTAGGAGATATCAATAATTCATGATTACAAACATTACAATTAAAAATAAATTTTTTATTAGTTTGTTTAAATATATTACGCGGCGTCAGAATATAATATACATAATTTTTATATACATAATTTTTATATACAAAATAAATTAAGCGACGTCTTCAAATTCATACACTGCCTTCATCATCTCAACTAACTCTTTTATTGTATTTTTTAATTCTTTTATCTCACTTCTCATTTCAATTATTTCATTTTCTAATGAAACCTTTTTCGGTTCTATTATTGGTTCTGAAGTTATTTTTACTTTTTTTGGAGGCATTTGTTTTTTTGTTATTGTTTCCGTTATTGTTTCTTTATCTAATTTTGTTATTTTTACTATTTCTTCAATAGACACACTTTTTAGATACATATTGTATGCTATAGTTCGCTGTCTTCCTCTTATACCACCAATAGTTCTATTGTGAGTTTGTGCTATAATTTCAACATTTATATTTTTATCTAATTCTTGTAATAATGTATTTTCTTCTTCAGTCGTCCATTTTTGTCCCATATTGGTAGGATAATCTGTATCTGGATTTTTTGTTTTTAACATTTTTAACATAGGACTATCCATTATTTAACTATTATTATATAATTTATAATGTTTAAATTATTTCAATTTTATATTTTATAAAATGGGCGTTTGAAATGAGAAAAGGTGTAAATAAATACATTTATCAATACTTGCAAATGATTTTTCAAAAGGTATATTCATTGTACTATATTAAATATATACTATATATTTAAGTATAATATAGGGAGATCCGTAATTATGCGACGGCAGTCAATCAGTGTTTGGAGGCTGCTTTTCCAGTTTCTTGGAAGGCACTTCAACTCACTTTTTAAATCATCTAAACACCTTTTCCCTTTTATAATAAGTAATGTCTACCATTCTTGTTACAGGAGGTTGCGGATATATTGGAAGTCACACTGTGATTGCACTATTAGAACAGGGTCATACCATCCATATCATTGACAATCTGTGCAATTCATCGGAATTGGTTCTAGATCGTATTCGCAACATTGTTGGAGAGGATACTTATTCGCGTGTAACCTTTCATCGTATTGATTTAACCGATGCAGCGGCAGTAACTCGATTCTTTGATCAATATCGTATGGATGCCGTGATTCATTTTGCTGGGTTGAAAGCAGTAGGTGAATCGGTTCAGGATCCCTTGTTATATTATCGAGTCAACCTCATTGGAACGCTGAATCTATTGGAATCCATGAAGTGGCATGGATGCAAACAGCTGGTGTTCTCTTCTTCTGCCACAGTGTATGGTGATCCTGAGCGCATTCCTGTAGATGAATCCTGTCGCACCCAAGTGACCAATCCTTATGGCCGCACCAAACTCATGATTGAGGAAATGCTGACGGATCTCAAGAAATCGGATGAAACCTGGAACATTTGTATGCTACGCTATTTTAATCCAATTGGTGCTCATCCCAGTGGTACCATGGGTGAGAATCCACGCGGTATTCCTAATAACATCATGCCTTATCTCCAACAAGTTGCCGTTGGTATTAGACCATTTGTTACCATTTTTGGCAATGATTATCCAACAATAGATGGTACAGGTGTACGTGATTATCTCCATGTTCAGGATTTGGCACAGGGTCATGTATGCGCCTTGGAGTATATTTTGGCTGGAAAGACTGGCACATTTAATCTCGGTACAGGAAAGGGGACTTCTGTACTGGAATTAATTGCTGGGCTAGAAAAGGCAAGTGGTAAGACGATTAGCTATCGTATCGGTGAACGACGCACGGGCGATATTGCAACCGTATTTGCCGATCCATCCAAGGCAATTTCAGAGCTAGGATGGGTGGCAACAAAAACGATTGATGAGATGTGCGAAGATGCATGGAGATGGCAGAACATGAATCCGAATGGATTTCAGTAAATTATGATTTTATATGTTGATAAATGATGAATGCAATCAGACCAACACATACCACTTTACTGGCTTGTGCAATCTGCCAATCCATCTTCCTCACCATTTCATATGATTTATCATAATCGGTCGGTACATTGCATATAAGACAGCCCTCTTCCGATTGAATGTCTGTTTGTACTTTTGGATTTTGTTTTAACATGAGATCCGTGCATCCCACAATACGCATATTATTCATATACGCATAAATGGATGCCCATACATCGATATGTGCATGAATCGGATAGGCATCCTTGAGCAATCGTTTTGCACCATGAAGGGTTAGCACATAGGCATGAAATAGAACAAATGCTCCTACACGAACGACGCCTGTACTATCGGGTTCAATTGGAATTCGTGACAGGTTGTCCCATTTTCCGCCAAGAAGCCACATATCCCATCGTTTCGGATCCCGTAACACCTGTGATCGCTGAATGCATTCATTGGATCTCTGAATAAATGTTTTTGGAACAACTGCATCATCCTCGAAAATAATACAGATCTCTTGTTGATTATCCACCATCCATTGCCAGGCTGCGATGTGAGATAGTGCACACCCTACACCGCCCATACTATCCAATTCTTCATGCGAACGACGAGATTTCCCTTTAATGTTCCTCTTTGTCAATGTGGTAATACGATCATCTTTATCCAAATCAAGTTTTTGACCATCAATTCCATTAAATCGCTGTACCTTTAACCCATCGATTCCGGGCTGATCTTGAAAGCGTTTCCACCGATCTGCACGACGCTCTAACGTAATACATAAAGCGGGTACATTTTGAATGGTCCAAGCCATCTCTAATCATCAAATATAAAATTGATATTTTATTCAACCGTATTCATTATTAAGACATGGGGCATCTTTCTCTGATCATCGGATGTATGTTTGCACAGAAGACGACGGAGTTACTACGTCGTATTCGACGATACCAATCGATTGGATACAAGGTTCTTGTGGTAAACTATAGTGCGGATACTCGATACGGAAAAGACTGCATTGCATCACATGATAAAGAATTTGAAAAAGCAATTTGTCTGGATCATTTGGGATTGATTGATGAACTAGTTCGTTCAGGAGAATATGACGTGGTTGTGATCGATGAAGGTCAATTCTTTCCTGATCTCTATTCCTATAGTACGGCATGGGCAGATCACCTTCCCATTCACATTGTTATCTCAGGTCTTGATGGTAGCTTTAAACGAGAACCGATTGGTGATATCCTTCGTTTGATTCCCCATGCAGAAGAGGTAGAACGTCTTAATGCCTTTTGCTCTGTCTGTCGTGATGGAACAATTGCCGTGTACTCAAAAAATATTGGAAAAGAGATAGACGGTGCGATTGAAATAGGAGGCGCAGATCGATATCAACCCGTTTGTCGAAAGCATTATCATTCATAATTATTCTATTCACTATTTTTATTGAACGATAGTAGAATGTCACGTATTTATGATTCGTCTTATTTGACGCAGCGTAAAATGGAGCGAGCGACGGCTGGTTCCTTTATTACACAGGGTGGATCACGCCCTCTTCTTGGAATTAAGGATCAGTCCATTATTAACACGGTTAAGACGGGTCAGATGACCGAATATAGCCGATCCAATGGATGCATTGCAATTAGCCCAGGTTGCCCTTGCAATGTGTCAGCCATACTTCCCAGCCCTGTATCTGGAATTACATTTACCGTTGGATCCATTATTGTTTCATGGAATGCACCGGTTGTTGGCACAGGTCCATTTACATATCGGGTGACACCCTATTTGAATGGCGTGGCGCAACCATTTGTATCCACATCGGATACAACCTATCGTTTTACGGACTTAATCGATTGGCAGCCCTATACCTTTACAATATGCGCCTTCAATGGTGCGGGTCAGGGTCCTGATGCGTACACCTCTACAATTTTGGCTCCTCCTTCCACTCTTTCCTCTGTTATGAATGGAACCCCTGTTAATCAGGATCCTCTGCCCTCTCTTCAGTACATTTTGAACAGCGCACTTGATTCGTTGATTACCTATATTTCAAGCAAAAATGTAGGTCCAACAAGAGGAGCGCGTACCATTTATCTGTGGGCGGCGTCGGTTGCACAAGCATGGAACTGGGTATCATCCGATGCACGTATTTCAGGTACACATGATAATTGGAACTGGGATCAGAATCCAGGTCTTCGTGGAGGATCAGGAAGCGCTTTATCTCAGAATGATTCCATTGTATGGATGTGCTCGGTCATTGATTATTTGACACCTTATTTTATTACAGGAACCTATCAGTCTATTTATAACTGCCCCACGGATACAGTGGAACGTGTGAAAGCAGCAGGCCAATGGACTAACTGGACATCTGCATGGAATACATGGTATACTGCACGTCTGGCAGATGGATCGGTTGCGGCAGGCACTGCATTGCCTACTGGTTCTGCCAATTGGAATAACACCATTGTAATCGATGGTGTAACGGTAAATAACATTGCAGCGTTTCCTCAGCCACAACAATGGACACGTTTAACGGTAAATGGTACAAAACAGGGATATCTTACCTATCTGTGGGATAATGTATCCTCCACCTGTTTATCAGAAGCGAATGAAGCAACCATTCAGGCATCGGTTACGCCCGCGACAGGAGCAGCCCGTGATGCGGAGATTGATAATATATTGTATCTTTCTGAGAATTTGAATGATACGCAAAAGATCATTGCTGAATTCTGGGCGGGTAGTAATCCTGGATTTCATAGCCCGCCTCTTATGTTATTCTGGTTATGGAAAGAATACATGCGAACACGGTCAGGTGTAGCGTGCTCTTCTATCATCGGATCCATGCTTGATATGGCGATTCACTTATTTGAGGGCTCTCGTGTTACCTGGCGTCTAAAAACTGCATTTATGGAAGCACGTCCGATTCAGGAGATTCGTCGTCGATATGTTGGTACTTCGTTAACCTATTGGAAGGGTACCATAGATGGGTCACAGTGGATGCCCTATCAACTCCCCAATGCTCCCACACCGCCCTTTGCTGATTTTCCATCGGGTCACAGTCATTTCTCAAAAGCATTTGCCTTGACCATGAATAAATGGTTCGGTAATACAATTACCAAAACATCGATTGTGTACGATGGTCTTACTCTTTTGTCTCCTATTTTCCGAAGTAATCAGACCGCTCCCTATGGTGATTTTACCATCGCGAAAGGTGACTCCGAAATTCAGATGGGCGTGGTACCTGCTACACCCCTTACCTTGTCCTTTAACACATGGAATGAAATGGCAAATCAGACAGGCATATCACGTTTATATGGTGGCATTCATGCCATGTCCGCTCATACCGCTTCGCAGAGCACTGCAGTATCTGTGGATGGTTACATTCAGTCTTCATGGGCGATTCGTACCGCTTAAACAACAACATTACCGCAAATGATACGGATGCGTTCCGAGTGGCTGTACCATTTGCGCCAGTTCTCCATGCGAACCCAGCCTTGGCGAACGGCCGCCGCTACACTTTGAATAAATGCCGTATAATCAGCCTTGGGTATAATGCCACCTGTATACTGGGCAATACATTGTTCTAGACGAAACATGATAATTTCCTGTCCATTGGCTTTTCGAACGTAATTATGAAAGGTAAACAGCCAGTTTCGCACAGTTTCTCTCAATGGCTGTCCATATTTTCCTCTTAACTGTGGAAGTGGATACGTTGCAAGATAGGATCCTGCATGAACCTGGCAGCTCTGACAGGGAAGAATGACAGGGAGCATATTAATCATCACCTCCATATAATTGGCCTGATCCGTGTCTACAATCGTATTTCCTGAATATCCGATACGTTCTGCAATACAATGTAAGTATTTCCATAAAATAGGTCCCCAACCTGATGGAGCGAGTAATTGCTGGGTTTCCACAATAACTGTATTTTGGTTTCCACCGTTTTTTCTTCCACACCCGCAACTCATCTATTACTAAAAAAGATGATATATTCTTTATATTCGTTTGAAAAGATAAGATCGTATCAAACGAATACTAGCGAGACATCGTTTCGATCGATGGTCCTTTAGGTTATGAGCCTAACGCTCTTCCAGCTGAGCTATCTCGCTATTCGTTGTGCCGTTATGAACAGCACAAGAGAATACTAGCCCATGTGAGACTTGAACTCACAATCTTCTCCTTAGAAGGGAGACGCGTTATCCAATTTCGCCAATGGGCTTTGAGAACCTATGGTTCTATCTCTTGTAACGAACAATTCTTTATACTCTTTTATTCTCCAATGTGCTTTGTCAATTCAACCAGACGATTGGAATATCCCCATTCATTATCATACCACCCCACAACCTTTACCTGATTACCAATCACCTTTGTTAAGCCTGCGTCAAAAATACAAGATGCAGGATGTGTTATAATATCAGAAGATACAATGGGTTCATCCGTATACGCCAAATAGCCTGCTAAGGTTGTTCTCGATGCCAATTTCATTGCATCATTGATTTCTTTTACTGTGGCAGGGCGCTCTAGTTCTACTGTCAAATCCGTAGCGGATCCCGTTGGAACCGGTACACGCATGGCATATCCATCCAATTTACCCTTTAGCTCGGGAAGAACAAGTCCAATTGCCTTTGCCGCCCCTGTCGAAGTAGGAATGAGATTAGTTGCTGCCGCACGAGCACGACGAAGATCTTTATGGGGAAAGTCAAGAATGACCTGATCATTGGTATAGGCGTGGATGGTTGTCATCAGACCGCGGACAATTCCCCAATTCTCATGGAGAACCTTGGCCATTGGCGCCAAACAATTGGTGGTACATGATGCATTAGAAATAATATGGTGTTTCTCTGGACAGTAGATGTCATGATTAATCCCCATGACAATGGTACAATCCTCATCCGTCGCAGGTGCCGAAATAATCACCTTCTTGGCGCCTGCCACAAGATGCTGTCTGGCATCCGATGCATTCGTAAAACGTCCTGTTGACTCAATGACGACATCTGCACCAATCGTCTTCCAGGGAAGATCGCATGGATTACGCTCCGAGAATACCTTCATGGTCTGCCCACCCACCGTGATGGTATCCTTCGTATAGTGAATCTCCTCACGAAGTTGACCCAGAATGGAATCGTACTTGAGCAGATGTACCAAGGTTTCAATAGGGGTTAGATCATTGATTCCTACGACACGAACCTCAGGATACATCAGGCAGACGCGGAAGAAATTGCGGCCAATACGGCCAAACCCGTTAATACCAACGTAGACAACCATCCTATTATCATGCGGCAATGATTCTTTAAATATAATCTAGTGAAAATTATTTTATGTGTACATACAGTAAATGAATTTCGTTTATCCAAGCTATCGCCCATCCCTTCAACGTTCCCCTTCCGATCCACAGCCTGTTATCGTAAATAACATAAAAAGCAACCTGTTTTACCCTTATAAAAAGAATGATAAACAGCCACAACGAATTGGACGCTTTACGATCGAACCCACAAAAGTAAATAGCACACCGTCTCAAAAAATTGGACGTTTTACGATTGAACCCGCAAAGATCAATAGCAAACAGACTCAAAAAATTGGGCGTTTTACCGTGACACCTGCCGCAAGAGGTGGGAATAAGAAATCTAGATCAAAAAGAAAAAGACGTTCCGTCACAAGAAAATCAAGATAGACTATTGAAAATCAGTTAAATGAATTACAATAGCCCCTTATCGGACTCGAACCGATGACCTGTTGCTTACTATGCAACCGCTCTAACCAGACTGAGCTAATGGGGCATAACCGAGATGACTCGGTTATTTTTATACACTATCATGTATAAAAATATAGATGCCACCTACCGGAATCGAACCAGTCACCTATCGCTTACAAAGCGATTGCTCTAACCATCTGAGCTAAGGAGGCATATTGAAGTAGCGATTGCTACTTCTTCAAGAAGATAACACTCATTGAAGAATACGTCGGTGACAGGATTCGAACCTGCGCGGACAGAGTCCAACTGCTTTCTAGGCAGCCACATTGACCACTTTGTTACACCGACTCCACAAGTTTACTTTAGAAAAGAATCTTTAAGCTGTTTAAAGGAATGGGAACATGGTAGGGTACATGAGCGAATACTTCGTCGTTCTCAGCAATCTTTCCTCGCTCCCCTGTGTAATTTATTATCAATACCATAAAAAGTACTTCTATTCCCTTCAAATCCTCTTTAATTCTCTCTTTTCTTTCTTTCATCACATGAACGGCTCAAACTTGTATCGAATTCATGAGAATGGCCTCTTTGATTTTCTCGACGGACTTTATTCGTATTTATCCATCTATCTTTTCTCCATCTATCTCATGCTTTCTAATCACTATGAATTACGAACGGAACTCTTCTTGATTCAGACCATTCTCCTCTCTATGGTCTACAGTAATCTAGGCGCCGTCATTGTCTTGCCTACCACTGCATTTTTAACACTCATTATCACTGGCTTTCATCATCAAAAAATAAATTCCATTGCATTTTGCAATCCCTATTTACATCTTGGACTTGGATTGGCCGCCACCGATCTTACCTGTTTTTTTATTGCGGTTACCTACGAATATAACTATTTCCACGCAGTTCATCATTTAATTGCATTTAATTTACCCATCATTGTCGATCGTTATGTATCCACGCTGCGTAGTACCCAAGAACCGCCTGCCATTCGTTTGGAATCCCCTGTGATGCGACCACTATAGTTTACTTGCAGAGGAAACCAGAATACCATGGCGTCGATACACGGCTGTCCCACTCCTCACGCATCAACTTCTTAAACTCCACAAAGTCCATATCGGAATCCGGCTCATACTGCTGAATGTTTCCATCTGCATCCACATAATCAAAGTAGTCATAATGACCGCTGTCCTTCTGATCATAGAGGTAGCACTGAATAGTAATGCATGTTGCAGAATTCTCTGGCAAATTACGAAGCTGATGCGTCTGATTCAGTGTTGGGCTGATCCACGTAATCTGATCTTTGTGGAAATTCGTAACAGCAAATGGTGCAATTCCTGATGAACACAAATAAGGGAACTGTGATACATTGATCTCTCCATTGAGAACACGAATGATTGCGTGCGCCTCCGAATGGTTGTGAACCGGTGAATAATGTCCTACTGGCCAAATCTCCATCACATAAGGAATACCTGGGGACTCGCCGTTGTTCTGACCCAGCGTAATCCGCAAATAGGTCTCATCCAGATTCGGCTTATCCTTGCTAAACTCATGACTCTTCTCCTGAAGTCGCTTGTAACACCAGCCACTCTTAATGCTATTCTCGATCGCTTGTACGAAATCGGGAAAATCATCGGTATCCAGCGTAAATTGCTTACCTGCGATGCAATCATACAGCTGCTGCGCCGCAAGTGGTAAGGAACTCTTTGGCAAATACGCACCTGACGCGATTTGATCCATGGTCAACTCATCCGTTGGCTTTACCACCGCAGGCACAGGACTTGTAATGGGATCGCGAAGAAGTTTAAGAGGAGATATATCGCTATCAAGAGCAATTTGAATGCTTTGAATATCTTCCATGAATGCCTTATTGGCTTTTCTCTCCTCATCGGATGATGAGTCCATGGTCGCTCGATAGATGATTGTTTCAAAACGAGCCTCTCCTACGCCACACAGAAGAGTCTGATGCTGCGCATCGAGACTAAACCAGTAATAGGCGCCTGGATGATTATCAAGCCCTGACTTGTTATTTGGATCAGTATACGGTTGATTGGTAGAAATACGATAAACCAATACCGCATTCGTTGTTAGCTCAACACGAAAACCATCCGACTTATCTTGATTATAGAAGAAAAACGTACAAGACTGCTCCGCAGATATGTGTCGAAACAAAAAGACACCCTGGCCATGCACAGGAAGTTGTATTGCGGTCTGATCGGACTTCAAACGAAGCACTTTTGCCTTTTTACCTTTTTCACTGGTAAAGGTCATTCTACATTAATATCTGCGATGCGCTTTAAATTTGTATGAATTTTCAATGTCGATAGAAATGGAAGAGATTGAATCCATCCTTTCCGAATGGGATGAAAAAGTAAAGAAGATTAAAGGATTCCATGAAAGACAAACACCACAATATGGCAACGTCAATCACGCCGTTCATGCATTTCGTGAACTCGCCGCATTTTTAAAAGAAAAAGAGCCTATTTTGCGTAAATGGATGATGAACTATCTAGAAGAGAATCGCCCTAAGATTTTTATGAAATGGTGGAGACATCATATTCATAACTGGGCACGGGGAAATATCGACTTCTGTTATCGTCATCATATCTTGCATCCCGATGCCAGAGAAGAGTGGGATCGTGTCTTCGGCGATAACCAAGAGACATGTTTTTCACTGGCTGACCGCATGATCGAGAATCTTTCCAAGAAAGTACCTATTTCCCAATGCGATGATCCAACTATTTTGGCGATTCATGAAGGACGAGAGCATCATGGCGATTGGTATTGCGATCGTTGCGAAGAACAAGAAATGCGTTGGAAAAATGAGCTGACACGCCGCCTAACGGAATGCAATCATCCCGCATTAAATATTGAACGACATCTATGGATGTCGGATCAAACCATTCTTGAAAAAATTGGAAATAAGTGGGAACCACTGCATGTATGGGGATGCAAAATATATCATCTAGGAGAATATGTAACCTACATGGCATCCCAACGAGATAGGGATATACTGAGCCCACATCGAAGAATGGGACAGACCCCTTTTCAAAAAATGAAAGATCTCTTATCAAATGTCTTTCAGTCAGGTGGATGGGAATTACCTCGCGTCTATTATTCAGCCAATGAACAGAAGAAACAGATCGAATACATTCGATTTCTTCAGCTCTGGAACGGGCTTGATTTGATCTTTTACTCCATTCACATGGATCTGCCCAAGATCGAGGCATTGGAGGAGTTTTATGCATGAACACCGCGTGGTGGCTCCTTGGATTGCACTGTTTCCAAGAACCAATTCACCGTCTGTCGAATGCCATCCGATAAGGAAGTCCAGGGGAGCTGACACTTGTTCTGCAGTAGGGTTCCATCTGCTGTTTTCTTATATTGGCCATCCGAGAAACTTGAATCCCAAACGACTTTCTGATGTTTGGTATCAAAGTTCATGGCCAACACAATCTCATCCACCATATCCTTAATGGTCACCTCCTCTTCAGGTGCAATGATAAGGCGAGGTGTAACCTGTGGATCAGCGTTCTCTAAGATCCAAAGAAGGCGCGCGGCCATATCAGGTGCAAATACAAACTGACGCAGCGGCTTTCCTGTTCCCTTTACTTTGAAATCGGTGTTGTTCTGTTTGGCCAAATAGCACTGATGAATGAGTGCAGGAATCACGTGTGCATCCTGTAGATCAAACTGGTCATGGCGGCCATACAGATTTGTGGGAATTACACAAAGAAAGGGAGAATCATACTGTGAACGATAGGCAGCGCATTGAATATCAAGTAGACGCTTGGCATAGGCATAAGGAGCATTGGATTCATGCGGCGGACCCGTGTGAAGCATGTTTTCATTAATAGGATAGGTCGTTTGATCTGGGAAAATGCAGGTGGAAAGACAGGCAATCACCTTCTTCACCTTGAACTCATGGCACATTTTGATCACATTCATGTTCATGCTCACATTTTTCTCCAACATTTGAACAAGCTGTGACATATTTTTATAGAGGCCACCCACATGTGCTGCCAAATGAATCACATAGGTTGGCTGATATTTCACAAACATATTTCGAGTATCCTGCTCACTCGTCAAGTCACAATCTTTCGAACCGACAAAAATAAAAGTATAAGAATAATGGCAGGAGATTTCACGGATTGCCTGGCCGACCATGCCGGATCCGCCGGTTACGAGGATGGATTCCATTGATAAGGGAGTGTGTTATTTTAGCTATAAAATAATCACGTGTATTGTTTTCAGGATCTAGAAGATTCTCAAAACAATGATGCGCAAGGTGGGATTCGAACCCACGCGGATTTCTCCAGACGATCTTAAGCCGTCCGTAATAACCAACTATACGACTCGCGCCTGTGGATCTCTCCACAACTACTCCATGTATCCCTGCTTTAAACTCTTTGTCCACAGTAGACATGTTCGAGTATAGCTCCGTGCAAACCCATTCCGACTTCAAAAATGGCGTCCAGCGCTCCAAAACCAACCGTGTCACCATCAAAGGCAAGAAAGGTTTTAAGGAAGTCACCATCATCGCCAATGGTAAGAAGAAGACCTCCAAAAGAAAGTTGAAAGCATCCGAAATGAAATGCATCCAGCGCTGCCAGTTTGTTCCAGGGCTCTTTAAGGATTGTGAGAAATGCCTTAAATAAAAATAAACACCTAGTTTCACTTATTTTGTATATTCAATATCGGGCAGAGCCTGAAAGTCTCCATCTGTATCCAATACTACTTCTTTGCCTTTACAATAACGCCACAGAAGAAGCGAAAGGACAAACGCGCCACCTGTAGCTGCAATAATCGGAACGACAATTGCCCATTCTGTGACAGGATCCGTTCCCGATGCTGCAACATGCTGTACAGATTGCATCGTCGAATCTTTTACACTTGGTGGCAGAGGAGGCTTAGGTGCAGAAGTCATAGGAGCAGCGGTTGTTGGTGCTACTGTGATTGGTGCAACGGTTGGTGCAGCAGTTGTTGGTGCAGCGGTCATAGGTGCCATACAGAGTAGTCCCAGATTCATACAAGACTGAATAGGTGTAACACCATTCTTTTGATCCATTAACAGCTGATCCGCATTCTTGAGCAATGTTTTCACACAAAGAACCTTCTGTGCATCATCTTGTGTTGCATCTTTGCAGGATTTTACGGTTGTTAGGGAAAACTCCACTGCATTGGCAGATGGTTTAGCCATATCCAGCTGAAGAGCTTGAATACATACAGGGCACTGCAATTTGACATCCGCAAACGCCATGATACATGGCGGCATGGCATTTAGTGTTTTTGATGTAGCAGAGTTAGGATCTGATAGACCCGTTGTGAATTGAGGTGTCTGGCCAGCCGACCACTTGCAGCATGGATCGCCCATTTCAAGTCCATTGGACTGACCATCTCCATCTGCATCTGCTTGACAGAATGCCTTATTCCACGTTTGACCCTTTGCATAAAAGGTGGACGCGATGCTAGTTGTACGTTTTGTTGCACCACCTGGATGACCTAGTGTCAACCCGTAGGATTTACCATTAGGCAGCTTAGCAAGATCCTGTTGATAGGCATATGCTGCCGCAATGATAAAGAGCATGGAGATAAAACGAAACATGATTATATAGTTTATTGGTAGAAATTATATAATCAATTTTTAATCATACACGTTTAAACAAACTCTAACACGCTATACACTCGATCATCTAGCACCTTGACCTTCTTTAATGCTGCCGGATCACCAATCATCATAGGAAGAGCCTTCACAATTCCCATGATGTGCCAGGAAGGGTTGATGATTTTCACCTCTTCCAAGTGCTCTCCATATTTTTCCAAAAAAAGCTTTAATAATTCTGATCCTGTTGTAACTTGTACCGCATGTTTCATATCAAACCCATCCCCATTTACAATGCAGCGCCATTTTCGATTTCCAATGAGCTTCAATGCATTGTCAACGTGCAATAAAATCCCCTCTTTATCATCATATAGCTTGCCTTGAGAGGGTTGGGTATAATAAGTCAGAACGCCACCCTTCTCCGATATCTTTTTAAAAGAATGACTCATGGGATCGGAGGCGCATTTCTTACATATTTTATCCATGCTATCTTTCTTGGTTGTGTTTTTTTTAGATCCTTTTTTCTACGCATTCATAACTTAAACAAAATACGATTGAATTCATCAATATGGTTTCTCTTCTTGTAACGGGTGGATGCGGTTTCATCGGAAGTAATTTCATTAATTATTACTTCCCGCTTCATCGCGTGAAGCGCCTGGTTAATCTGGATGCAATGTACTATTGCGCTAATCTGGAAAATGTGGATGCAGCCATTCGTGAACACCCGAACTATGCATTTGTAAAGGGCAATCTGCGTGATGCGGATCTAGTGAACCATATTTTGAAGGAATACAAAATTACTCATGTGATTCATTTTGCCGCCCAGAGCCATGTTCAGCGCTCGTTCGATGATTCCCTCGAATTTACCTACGACAACATTTTGGGAACGCACATTTTGATCGAATCCTGTCGCAAATATGGTGGCATTGAGCGATTCATTCATGTATCTACCGATGAGGTCTATGGCGAATCGATGAATACCATGGATGAACTCCACAAAACAGAGAACTCGGTTCTATGTCCCACCAACCCCTATGCTGCCACGAAAGCAGGTGCGGAACTAATTGTCCAATCCTATTCCCATAGCTACAAGATGCCGATTATCATTACACGCGGCAACAATGTATATGGACCCAATCAATATCCTGAGAAGGTCATTCCGCGATTCATTCAACAACTGAAACGTGGCGAGAAAGTGACCATTCAAGGCAATGGTTCGGCTGTTCGCGGATTTCTTCATGCTCTCGATACCGCCAAGGCCTTTGCCTGCATTTTGGAACATGGCAAGTTGGGTGAGATTTACAACATCGGTACTCAGGAAGAACATTCCGTCATGGAAATTGCCAAGATTCTCATTCGAATGATTCGCGAAACAGAGGACTATGACCAATGGATCACGTACATCGAGGATCGCCCATTCAATGATCAACGCTATTACATTAGCAATGAGAAGTTAAAGGCGCTGGGTTGGGGCGTGACCATTGAACTTCAAGATGGATTGAATGCACTGGTGCGTTTGAATTCGAATTAGAGTTTCTACGGAGATAGTGGAGACGTTTGGATGGCGCAGCAGGCAGCGCGTGTGACTGTTAATCACAAGGTCAGTGGTTCGATCCCACTTCCGAACGTTACTATTATTAAAAAATAGATATATCTTTTAATAATATAAGCATGTCACGTTCCCAACTTGGTCAAGATTTAAAAGTCCTAGAATTTTATAATCATAAAAAGAATGGATTTTTTATTGAAATCGGTGCAAATGATGGAATAAGACTCTCTAATACCTATTTACTTGAAACACGATATGATTGGAAAGGAATTTGTTGTGAACCTGTTCCGTCGCTCTTTGAAAAACTAGTTAAGAATCGACCCCAATCACAGTGCTTTCATGAAGCAGTATACAATCAATCTGGACGTATGCTAACATTTGATATTGCAAATGTGAACGACTTATTATCCGGTATTACAGATCATATTGATACACATAAAAAAAGTGTAAATGCCAATAAAACAACGATAAAAGTTAAAACCATATCCTTACTTGATGTATTGAAAAATGCAAATGCCCCAATGTTTATTGAATATATGTCATTGGATACAGAGGGTTCCGAATTAGAAATACTTAAACATTTTGATTTTAAACAATATATCTTTGGATTAATCGATGTGGAACATAATTTTGTAGAGCCACGAAGAACAAATATTAAGAACTTATTAGTATCAAATGGATACATCTATAAAGGCGAAAATAAATGGGATGATATGTATCAGCATCATTCTGTACTAGGCAAATCGTAGGCAATCCGAACGCATCATCTCTGACACCAGATCATCAAAGCTTACTTCATGACGCCACCCCAACTTCGTACGTGCTTTTGTGCAATCGCCTAGCAACGTCTCCACTTCCGTTGGGCGATAATACGCTGGACTAACTTCCACAAGACATTCACCCGTCTCCGCATGATATCCCTTCTCCTCCGCCTCTACACCCTCCCAACGAATCTTAATCAATACCTCCGCGAAGGCCTTCTCCACAAACTCGCGCACGCTATGCTGCTCACCAGTTGATAGTACAAAATCCTCGGGCTTGTCCTGTTGAAGCATGAGCCACATACCCTTTACATAATCGTGTGCATGACCCCAATCGCGAAGCGAGTTCAGATTTCCGAGAACCAGGCGCTTCTCCTTGCCTGAAAGAATCTTTGCTACACCAATCGTGATCTTTCGTGTCACAAAATTCTCACCTCGGCGTGGACTCTCGTGATTAAACAAGATACCCGCACAGGCATACATGCCATAGGCCTCACGGTAATTCGTCACAATCCAGTGACCATAGAGCTTGGCACAGGCATAGGGAGAACGAGGATAGAAGGGAGTAGTCTCCTTCTGAGGAATCTCCTGCACCAAGCCATATAGCTCCGAAGTGGATGCCTGATAAAAGCGTGCAACTGGAATTAGATCCAGAATGCGAATGGCCTCCAAAATACGAAGGGTTCCCATGGCATCTGAATCCGCAGTATACTCTGGAACTTGAAAACTAACTTGGACATGCGATTGTGCCGCCAAATTATAGATTTCTAGACGTTCAGCGGGATCTTCCTTAAAATGTTTCTGCTTGATGGTGCTCAAAATGTTCATAATGCTCACGGCATCATTCATATCACCATACATCAAATGTAGATTTGCCGTTCCACGAAGATGATCGATGCGGCTACTCACTACCGTCGAATGTCGACGCTTCATTCCAAATACCATGTATCCCTTTTCCAATAGAAGTTCTGCCAAATAAGAACCATCTTGACCCGTGATGCCTGTAATAAAAGCCACACGCATTTCTAGTATTTAAATATTATCTAGCTTTAGATTAGTAAATGCATATTGCGATCAGTGCGCTATCCTGTGGAGCCTTTCATTATCTTTGCCGATTTCTTCCCTTTAAAACACGAAATGCGTCTAATTTATTAACATGTACCCTATTTCAGACCTATTTTGTGTTCCAAGCGTGTCGCCTTCTGTTCTCCGAACCATCCGATCAAGTATCCGAGCAAACCCTTGTGAATCTATCTTATTTATATGGCTATTTCATTTATGATTTGATTTATATGTTAAAAACGGATCCCACCTCACCCTTTATGGTTCATCATTTGGTGGGTATCATGATACTACATCGAATCAGACAAATTGGTGCACCGATACCACTATTAGCACATTATAATGCGATTTGTGTACTGGGAGAAGTAATGAGTCCGTTTTTGAATACGAGACATTTTTTCAAGAATACGTGGCTCTATCCTATTTGGATGCGTGGAATCTATTATGCTTATTTTATTTCGCGTATTGTTGCTTTTCCTATTGTAAGTTCATCCTTGGTGCATCAACTACGTTCTTACGAACTTGCAGGAACGTTGGTGATTGTATATGGTATGAGCCTCTTCTGGTTTTATGAAATGCATAAAAAATAAGATCCTTCTTCCTCGTCCGTGGAAGAAACGCAGTATATCATATCGAATAGTAAACGCGTCGAAGACCATAATCTTTGACGCATTTTTCTAGATGGCAACGGCATGCATGACATGGCGTTGAATTAACAAGTTCATTGGTGCCGCGTGAAATGCGAATCACAATCATAATGGCGCCGTCCAATTTATTGGTATCGCCTATTTTTTTAAGAACCGCTCGCTCGGCATGAATGGTACGATCGGAATAACCACATCCTCGTTTACGTGAACCTACCATATTTGTAGCAGATTCGAGTAATTTTCCACGATACATAATAAAGGCTACATGTACATTGCGTAAGTCAGACTTTGTCCAAAGAGCCTTAAAGGAAATGGTCTCCTCAATAAGCTTATAAATGCTGCTTTTAGTGATTCGCATGGTTAACTTAATTATTTATGATTCCTATTTCAATTTTATATGTTAGTACGTGGAACAATCACTACATTGGTTAGATTATCCAATGATGAAACAGGTGTTAGCTTCTCCTGGGATAATTCGGTTACCTCGGATGATTCAGGAATATGTCGTACTTCTGGTTTTAGTACAGGTGAGGGTGGTGCCGACTCTTTTTTTACAAATAAAGGATTCTGCTTGAATTGCAAACGGGATTCAAAATGAGAGGCACGTCGTCTCATCGGTGGCGGAGGAAGGGTCGAATCTTTGATGGTTTTCGTTTTCTCGATATCAATCTCCTCTTGAATTCGTTTCTGTCGTTCATCAAATAAACGTTGCATTTCCTCTTGCTCTTTTCTAGAGCTTTCCTTTTGAAGTTCAATCTCTTCTTCCAACCTCTTTTTACGCTCATCAATGGCTTCCATGATTCGTTCATCGACTTGTTGTTTAATGGTTTCTTGAATCTTTGGACTAAGAAATTCAGATAAGGTATTCTTCTTGTGTTTAATTAACAGGGCGGCATCCGCTGCAACCTGTTTTAAACGCGTTTCCGAACTTTCAAACACACGAGTATGCTCTAATGCACCGCAAATATCAGGCTTCTTCAAATCCTTGATCATTCCAAACTCCTGCTCAAATAGACTAATCGCATGTTCTGGAATGGGTGGTGATTGCTCAATCAATCGATCCAAATCCGCGCGACAAATCTTCAAAAAATCCAGAGAATCAATTCGATCATCTGGCTTTAATGCAAGTTCTACCGCAATTAAACGCTGGAATTTACCCCAGGCAATCGACGCTACACGATGCGACTCTTCCAATTGAGCATACCGTAAATAGTTACCAATCGTGGTCAGGAGTCCTGCTGCTAGTGAAATTCCACCAATTGCAAAACTAGCATATTTCTTTGAAGTGTCATTATCAAAGAGGGATTGAATACCAAAGTTGGCAGTTCCACCTAGCGTTGTCAAAATAATCACAGGCAAGCTGATCCATAGATTTTTTGAATGGAAAAACTTCTCTGATTTATCATGAAGCCAACGATAACACATTGCCAAATCACTCCACTCCGCCATTAGAAGCTCCTGTTCTTTTGACCATCCATTTAGAAACCGTTTTTCCTTCTGCTCCCCTGTTGGAGTAGAAGGGGATCGCGCTGGAGAGGATGATCGCGAACGATTGTCCGTTCCATTAATAATATTCACTCCACTTTCTGCCATTCTTTTCTATCTATCTATTTTAATTTTAAAGAGTGATACTTTCCAATAATAATTTGTTATACTTCTCCTTAATTTTATTTTCATCTGTTGTATAATGTATACTCATACCATGTGCGCGATTCAATGCACTTCGCGCATAACGCTGTTTCATTTTATGTAATAAAAATGGTAAACCTACATTACACATGTGACGTAATTGATAAAAGGTTGTACTGAATACAACCGTTCCAATCGGCATACATTTATGCGATCCTGGTCCAAAATTCATAGAGCTGATTTTGCTACGAAAAAAGCACAAATTCTTACTCTCATCTTTAAAGGGGATGTATCGCGCAATATGGCTCAAATAAATATCAGATAAATCCAATGTTTTACTCTCTCCCACCATTTCCATTCCCTCAATCGATAATATGGTGGTACCTTGCGCCTCCTCTTCGCGTAGCTCCTCTTCTGTAATATAGATCCATTCATCCATATCCGCCATAATGATCCACCCTTCTTTGATATGTCTCCAACAATGATTACGTATTTTAATTTTAAGAGCCTCGTCATTGATTTTATTACTTGACCATGATACCACATGACATCCTAACTCTTTTGCAATCGTAACAGAGTCATCCGTTGATTCATTGTCATAAATAATAAATTCACATGATGGAAATCGGGCTCGATAGTGTGCAATGGTGAGAGGTAATAATACACTTTCATTAAATGATAACAATATAATATATATAGATGGCAATTCGGTTCGTGTCTCATATAATTCTGCCTCCTTCTTAAAGATCCTATCCAGTTCTAGAGAGGCAAGATCTGATTTTCTTTTTGCTTCTCTCATCTCTGGAGTACTTTGTAAGGCAAGAAGATATGCGTCGTTCTTTTTCTTTTCGTTCTCTTCTTCTTTCTTCTGCTTCCTTTCTAATTCATCCTTTCTTTCTAATGTAGCTTTACGTTCCATTTCCTCTTTATGATACTTCTCTTCTGCTTTTTGTTTTGCAAGGCGAATCACTATTTCTCTCTCTCCCTTTTCTCGTTTTATCCTTTCAAGCTCTTCTGCAGTAATGACTGGTGCCGGTTTTTTTGGAAGTTGAGGCTGTTCCTTTACTCTTCTTGCAAGTTGTTCATCGATTTGTTTAGAAATGGGCTCTCCGTTTTTCATTTTTTCAATCTGCAATTGCTGTTTTTGAAGAGCAGCCTCCTTATTGCGTTTTTTCTGTTCTTCAAGAGCGTGTGCCTCCCTTCTTTTTATTTCTTGTGCTGCCTCGTGCTTCTTTTTTTGAAGAGCAATTTTTTCTTTTCTCTTTTTTTCTTCTTCTGCTAATCTATGCTGTTCTTGCATTGCTACATACTGTTTTTCTTGTTCTATCGCAAGTAGTAATTGTTTCTCTTTTTCTATTTTCTGAATTAGTTTATCATTTGGTTTGGGAGGGGGTGTCGATGATTTTCCATTTAACACCATATTCATATAGGATGGAATCAGATGTTCTGGAATAGCTGTATTTGTTAATTTTTCATTTGCACGTGACAATGCCGCCATTTGTGATTGTTCCTGTTGTTTTTTCTTTATCGCATGCCACTCTGAATTATAATAAGCATGAACCGTCGAGGGAAGAGTAGTAGGAGCCTCTTCCTGTTTCATATAGGAATATCCTTTTCTTTTTGCTAATCGTTCTAGAACCATCAATTCAGCATTCGTTAATTCCATTTGTCGATTCGTAAGAGGAAGTGGATATTGATTTTTTTTTACATCTGCGGTTGGCTTCTCAGGTAGTAAGACATGATCGGAACCGTGTAACGATTCATTAGAACTTTCTTTGTCTCGTGGACGATAAAATGACATAGTATTTGACATGATCTTACTATTCTACAGAAGTCAATTAAAAATACTAAACACGTTTTTATTTTTTCCACTTTTTCTTTGTTTCCATCCCTAATTTATATAATGCGTCCACCTCCTTTTCCGTAAGTTTACTTCCATCTACCCCTTTTGGCAAAGACACAAACTGTGGCTTTTTCAATGAGGTCTTCATAATATAAGGACCGTATTGTCCTGACCGAATCACATACTCCTTAAATGTTGCAATAGAGCCCTTCTGTTCTTCTTTTTGTTCCAGACGCTCCATTGTTTGATCTATCGTTTCCTCTTGAAACGGAATCGATACCTCTCCACACTGCAAGTATGTTCCAAACTTTCCTGTTTTTTTGATAATCGGCTGATCCCTCCATGTACCCAGCATGCTTCCCTCTTTTTGAATCTGTGTATCCTTTTGAAACTGAACCGCCTGATCTGCTGTTAGATTATCCCATAGAATACCCTTTGGCCATCCCAAGAATTCTGTTTCTTTTCCTTTTTCCACCAATATCAGAGGACCTTTTTTAGACTGAACCGCCTTAAGACCATTTCCAAAGTCCTTCACTTTTAGACTGGCACCCTTCTGAGGCTCCTTCAATAATTCCTTATAGCGTGCTTCATAGGATGTCCATGTGGTTCGAAGAATCTGTTTTGCTTCCATGGATCCAGACGCCACATCATCTAACTGTTTCTCCATATCTGCCGTAAATCCATAGGAGAACAGATCATCAAAGTGTGTTAGTAGCATGGTTAGCACCGAACGGCCTAATTCAGTAGGAACGAGCTTGTTCTTTTCGGCACCTATCTTCTTCTTTACTGTGATTGCCGTTGCAGGCCATTGGTTCGTGGATATTGAGTACTCCTTGACTTGAACCTCCTTGGCGGGAAAGTCCTTGATTTCAATGTACTGGCGATCTTGAATGGCTGAGAGAAGAGATGCAAAGGTAGACGGTCGCCCAATTCCATACTGTTCCAATTCACGAACCAGTGTTGCCTCAGTATATCTCCCCTGTGCTTTCGTCTCTCTTGGCTCCGCTTTCATCTGTTGCCACTGAACCACGTCGCCTACCTGCAATTGTTCTACCAGTGACCATTCACTATCAACCTCCTCTACTTCCTCTTCGATTTCAGCCACTTTTCCTGCACGTTTCCACCCATCAAATGTGGTTCGCTTCCAGTGCGATCCCCATCGAAAGTCATCATCTCCTTCTATTTGAAGGAGTACATGACAGCTCTCCCCTTTGGCAGCAGACATGACAGACTGAATCGCACGCTGCCAGATTAAATGATATACCTTTTTATCATACGCATCGCCCTGAATCTCAGGAATATCCATATGAGTGGGACGAATCGCCTCATGTGCCTCCTGCGCTTTCACCTCCTCTGTTGCAATCTTTGGTCGTTTTCTTGCTTCTTTTATCTGTACATAGGCTTCTCCATATTGTTCATTCACCCATGCTTTGCCCTCTTCCACGGCCTCTTCTGATAGAATGGCCTTATCCGTTCGCATATACGTGATATGCCCCGCTTCATATAGTTTTTGTGCAATCTTCATCGTATTCTTTGGATTGATTCCAAATAATGCACTAGCCTGTTGCTGTAAGGTGCTGGTGATAAGCGGTGGCGGTGCTGATTCTGACCAGGGTTTCACAGTTTTTTCTAGAACCGTTCCACTCGAACTACGATGAACGAGTTCCATATAATTCATCGCCGATTCCTCATCATCCAGTTCATCCGTCAATATCGCAGGAAAGGGTGTCGATCCTTTCTTCCATGTGGCACTCAATCTCCAACTCGATGTCGCCTCAAACGATTCAATCGCTTTCTCACGCTCCATCACCAATCGTAGAGCAGGTGTCTGACATCTTCCCGCAGACAAAGAAGGCGCAACATATCTCCATAACAGTGGGCTAATGGTGAATCCAATCAGCATATCAAGAAGGGCGCGGGTTTGCTGGGCATGAACCCGATTCATATCTAATCGTCGTGGATGAGTAACGGCATGCTTCACTGCTTTTTCTGTGATTTCGTGGAATACGGCTCTCTTCGCTGTTTTTGGATTTAATTTAAGTAAGAGGCATACCGCATAGGAAATCCCTTCTCCTTCTCGGTCATCATCCGATGCCAGATAAATCTCCGTTGCATCACTGGCCGATTCCTTGATTTGTTTAATGGCTTTTGATTTTTCTTTGATCCATTCATATTTTCCCTCAAAATCACGCTCGATTCCAACTGCTTCTAGATCTTGTTGCAAGGCACGAATGTGCCCCATGGTGGCAATGACTCGCCACCCCTGTCCCAGAAATCCCTGGATTTTTTGACACTTCGCAGGTGATTCGACAATCACAAGATGTGACATGCGTACCAATTATTATACGGTTACATCTATCAATTTTATCTACGCGCTTGAAGCATATATTAAATTCATATCAATGAAATAGATGTGTGGGATTATTGCCTATTTAGGATCAGAAGATGCATTCCATTTTATTCATACCAGTTTAGCTTTTCTTCAAAATCGTGGATATGACTCTGCAGGAATCTGTACCTTGTCCGCCGATCAACTCATTGTTCATAAATTTGCAAGTCGTCCCGATAAGAATGGAATTCAGTTACTTGATGAAATAAGACAGAAGCATCATGGAAATACCATTGGAATTGGTCATACTCGCTGGGCAACACATGGTGCCAAAACCGATTTAAATGCACACCCGCATTTAGATTCGAAGCACATTTTTGCTGTTGTTCACAATGGTATTATTGAAAATTATTTAGAGTTACGCCAAATGTTAGATGCGGCAGGATATAAATGTATCAGTCAAACGGATACGGAGGTCGTTCCTAAACTACTAGAATATCACTATGATCAGGAGTACAAACGCTGCGGTGGTATCAATATCGATATTGAAATAAATGTGATTCAGAAAACCATTTCTCAATTACGTGGGACATGGGCACTATGCATTTTATGCACCTTACAGCCATCTACCCTGTATTTGTCTAAAAATGGAAGCCCCCTTGTCTTGTCATATAATCAGGATTTTATGTTAGTAGCCAGTGAACAATTACCACTATCCTCTTATTTTACTAATTTTATTACATTACATGATGGCGATATTGTGAAGGTTCATAAAAATGAGGGGCGCATTTTGTTTGATCACGCAAAATATATTGAGAAAATCATCGAAAATAAGATCTCAGAGACATCCTGTGCACCTTACCCTCATTGGACAATCAAAGAAATTCAAGAACAGCCGCAGAGTATCATGCGAACACTCAATATGGGTGGTCGTTTAATGGGTGATTGTGATGTTAAATTAGGAGGAATTGATTCAAAATATGGTCTACTCACTAAAATGGATCATTTGATTTTATTGGGGTGTGGAACGAGCTATCATGCGGGTCTTGTCGGTGCACAAATGATTCAACGTCTCAAATGTTTTCAACACGTGCAGTGCATTGATGCGAGTGAATTTACAGATCTTGATATTCCCGTTCATGGAAAAACCGCATTTGTCCTTCTATCGCAATCAGGCGAGACAAAGGATGTGCATCGATGTATTTCCTTTATTCGTGCAGCCGATTGCCCTGTAATATCCATTGTAAACGTCGTGGGATCCCTTCTTGCTCAAGAGAGTGATTGTGGAATTTATTTAAATGCAGGTCGAGAAGTGGGTGTAGCGAGTACCAAATCATTTACGAGTCAAATTATTGCAGTTACATTACTCGGTATGTGGTTCTCTCAACATAAGGCCACCCATGAACTATTACGAACACAATATAGCAGTGGGCTTCGTTCCTTATCCATGCAAGTAGAAGGATTATTGACCCATCTTTCCACGATCATTCCACCACTTGCTCAGCAATTATTGGATGTGGAACATATGTTTATTTTGGGACGAGGTATGATGAAATACATTGCTCATGAGGGGTCTCTTAAATAAAAGAAATTGCCTATATTCATGCGGAAGGATATGCAGGAGGATCACTAAAACATGGCCCCTTTGCATTAATCGATCCAAAAACGGTTGTTATTTTATTGGCGCCCAATGATGATCATTTTACAAAAATGATTCATGCTGCATCCGAAATTCATTCACGGCATGCACGAATGATTCTCATTACAAATTCTTCTACGGAAGGGTTGTATTCTACCGCCTTATTTGAAAAAATCATCACGGTTCCAGACAATACACATTTTCAAACCATTCTTGGCATCATCCCTCTTCAGCTTCTTGCCTATGAAATCTCGAAAGCAAAGGGCTATGATCCTGATTTTCCACGTAATCTAGCAAAAGTTGTTACGGTCGACGGATAGAGTATAAACTTTGATTCTATGACTTAGTAGAATGACATCGATTAATCAATCGAGTGGTCAAGGCGCCTTATTTGAACTTGTGGCGCGTGGAGTAAAGGATGCATATTTTGTAAAAGATTCCAAAACAAGTAGTTTTCCCTATGATGCGCGATATAACTCATCTGCGCATCATTTGCTAGAACGCCGAAAAGAGGTTCCCATTGCGTCCAGCTCATTTGGAAGCTCCTTTGAAGTACAGATTGATGCGTATGCCGATGTATTAACCATGTGCCAATTGGAAGTGGAGCTACCTTCTTGGTATCCACCATTGCCGCGTGAACCCAATGGAAAAGCAATTGATCCTCGTATTGTCAATGGGCTCTATCCGATTACATCCAAGGATGGGCGATCGTATGGTTATGTAAATTATGCAGGGTATTTTCTATTTGAAAAAATTCAAGTCTTTCAAGATCAGTTTTTACTACAAGAATGGAGTGGTGATGGGCTATTGGCATTACAGATGACAGAGGGGTCATGGAATAGTAGTTATTTTAATCAAGTACAAGGCGGATTGGTGGATGGCATCAATCCTATTACACGGCAACCTACTGATCGTGGTATACAACTTCGTGCTACACCCGATCATATCCATATCCGACTACCTCTTCCAGGTACACAGTGTCCTGAAGATGGCGGCTTTCCACTTGTAGCGGTTCCATGGCAGACCTTTCGTATTAAGGGCGTATTTCGTAAACTAGAGGATCTTATCGTGTGCAGTGATCCAACGGTGTTCAAGCCTGCACCATGGAAGGTTCCAGAATTTACCTATCAGTTTGATGATGGTACATCGTACGACTTTGCTCCACTTCCTCTTATAGAAATTGAACAACCCACACTATTTTTAGTAACAGAACAGCATTATGTACCGCCCCGTGTTCAACAAGAGCTCCGTTCTGCCACTCTTCAAATTCCCTTTCGTCGACATTTTGAAAACATATTTACATTTGGAGAACTAGATTATATTCCGTTGGATAAAGGGGGTGTTGCGGCAGTCACACGAAGATTAGATGGTCGATTTCCAACCGAGCGCATTTTCTGGTTTTTTAGAAATTCCAATACCATGAATACCAATCGATTGGATGAATTTGAAAATGATTATTTTAAATACAATGTGCCGACAGAAACACAACCCTATACCGTCCCCTATGGCGATTTTTATTATCAAATGAAATTGGTGATTGCAGGAAGAGATCGAGAATCATTGTATCAACCCCTTCTCTGGAGAAACATTTGTCAACTGACCAAGGATGAAAAGGCAAGTGGAAAGCCGATTAGTGAAATGAAATGGTCTCTGGGAGATCAATATGGTACCGTCTATCCCGCCCCTCGACAACCAGAAGGTACCGTTAATTTTAGTACAGCAGATCGTCCCACATTATATGTGGAACTCGCGAACATTATCACCAATCCTTATTTGACACAGCGCAAATCAGAAATGCGCGTGTATACCGAAGGATGGGCAGTCTATGAAATCAAAGAAGGCCGTGGTCGTATGCTGTTTGCTAGTTAGTTATATTTGATTCTATTATTTTTATTATGTTAAACATCATAAAAATAAGTTATATATTAAATTACTGTCGAAAACCACTCTTAATCCACTCTGCCACTTTCATGGTATCAGATGACTGAAAAACAGGTTGAGGATTGCCATTTACAATCGCAAGAAAGGCTGGAATAGAACGAACACCACAATATCCTGGTGTATAATCATTCTGATCCAGGTCACACTCATACCATTTGATGTGCGGACTCAAACTAAGTAGGTAATTTACATCAATTCTCTTGCATGGGCCACACCATTGAGCTCCGAATTTGATAATACAGATTGGATCATGCGGGACGTTTTTTTGAATCAGGCTTTCGAAGAACTCCTGGCTCGGGAGGGGTGTCATCGCGGAATGGCTCATTGTTTTTGGATCGACGATAGGTAGTAACAAATCCAGAAACAGCAACAACGGCAAGAGTACCTAATAGTGCATAGGGCAAAATATTTAAGTTGTTATCATCTGATAATTTATAAGAGCCACCTGCCTGTTTTGCAGCAGAAAGAGAGTCTGGTGTAATGCTGCTATATAATGAAACACCAGGGATAGCACCCTGTGCGGCAGCAACAGCCTTACCTGTTTTATCAATGGTATTCGAGATCTGACCCGCAAGTTCCACGCCCTTATCCAAACTTGCCTTACCAAGTGCAACCGTATTACGTACCAATTCTGCTGTTTTCTCTACCGATGCAGCTGTGCCCGTTACGGTATCACGCACCGCACCCGTTGATGTTTCAACCACCTGCACTAATGGTGCAATCACCGGTTTCACCGTACGTGAAAAGACCATGTCAAAGAGAGAAAGAGGATTAAATAAGAAGGATAAGAAGGGATACTTGGAGGTAACTTGATTTTCTAATGAAACATGTGGTGCGGCAAAGAATTCATGATGATCTTGAAGGACACCTTTTGTATCAATAAAAAATTTAAATAGTTTATAGACCCACCATATGAAGGCAACTGGTGCAAAGATGACGGTAATCGTGCATACGAGACGAATAAATCCGCATTGATTATCTCCTAACAGAAAGGAATCCAGACCAATCATTCCTCCAAAAATTAATGCCATGGCATAAGTAAAAAAACGTAAATGAAGCTTATCAGGTACATCTTTTGATAACACACCACCTGCAATACCTTGTGGACCGAGACCTGGTACTCCCAATCCAAACACCTTCACCGTCTCGGTACTAAAAATGGCATGGGCTGCATCATAGAGCCACCAGATCCCAAAAAACATAAAGTTAATCATAAACTTAGCAAGAAAGGTGAGTGGTGATCGTAAATAAAGATGATCCAGTGCAAAGAAACCGCCTAGAACCGATAATCCAAGAAATACTTTATAGGATAAATAGGTTCCACCCTCTCCCTGTTCTGTATTTTTCTCATTAGAGTTTGGAGTGATACCGAGCCAATATTTTAGCTGAGAGACGCTCGCGCTCATTACTGAGTACGAGGACTTTTTTAGATCAATCTTTGTCTCATTTATTAAATAGTAAATAGAACACCACCAAATCCATTAATAACACGAAATATATTGTAATTATGTCCGTACACCACAATATGACAGTTACCTCTCTGTTGCCAGAGAGGCATTAATGGATTACTAAGTACTGGATTCATCTGAATCTGCCATGTAATACTATCAATACGACTTGCGTTCATTGTTCCTGTAGGCTGTGCATCTTCTGGACGTAATGCAAATGAGTAATCATAAATAAAAGAATTAACCGGAGTTGTAGTGTGATGATCATAAGGCTGTGATAATCGAAAGTATTGTCCATTTCGTTCTGAAAAACGATCATACCCGTCCAACTGTAATTTAGCAGTTGAAATCATATCCAATCGACCAGCCGGTGCATTAGAATTTACATAAGGAAGTACCAAGATAGGGGTTTGTTCACCAATTGCCAAATTACTATAATTGAACCATTCATTACGATTCTCCATTGCATCACGTTGTACTACAAAAATAAATTCCTTAATAGGATGATTAAATTCTACAGAAATGGTGGCCGTAGTTTGAGCAGCTGTTAATGAATAAGGTGGTGTATATTGCACTTGCTCGATAATGTATTCATGTGTACCTGATACAAAACGACGGCGCTCCTCCACATCTAGGTATACAAAGTCGCCCCATAATTGCATACTTACAATTTGATTTGTGCAACTTACTTGGGTAGAACACGCTGGCATCCAATTTTCCTGAGAAAAGGGTGGTTGCGGTGGCGGAATCCAGAAGAGCTGTTGAAGCGGGCGAAGGGTAATGTTAATACGAATTGGGCTGTACTGGAGTGCCAAGAGAGGCAAATACATGCCTGGATTATTACAGAAATAGAACTGAAGAGGAATCAATAAATGTAAGCCATCGGAATCCATTCCAGGTTGAAGATCCACAATATTATAGGGCTCCACGCGTCCAATCATTTCATTCAGAGCATCTCTCTGACCGGCCGGTGTACTAAGTTGTGTCCAAATCTCCATCCATTCTCCCGTCTGACGATCAATCTCCTGTTCTCCCACCTCAAAGGTAATTTCCTGAATCAATGCATGACCGATTGAATTCGTATAAGAAAGAGGATTATCATCTGTATCCACAATTTGTGGTAAAACAACTTCCAAATAGGTTTTACCAAGTAAATCACCTCGGCGCGGAATCAAGCATGTCACTCTTTGACCAAAGTTGGGAGTACCGTCAAAATACATGGCCTGTGATTCTACTGCAAAATTCGTATGCCGACGATATACCATCTTAAAAAAGCTAATTTGGGGGTTTCCCGTGAGAAACGTATCCTGTTTTCCTGTTGCGACAAGTTGTAATAAACCTCCACCTGCTGGCATCCTGTTAGTGGATCCGGATATTTAAGTTTAAGTTGTATCTTTTACTTTATCATTCTATCCGTTTATAATCCTTATAGAATGATATTGCTTGAAACCCTGTTACGTGTTATATAACATTAGACTAGTTGGATCGGAATTTTCCAATAGGCACCATTGATGTTAATCAAAATAGACGATGTCGTTACACCCGAAAAGGAGGATAATGTTTCAGGAATCATCGATATACTTGAAAAAATAAATTGATTCGTACTAAGATTAATCGTACTAGTCGTCGATACATTGATGGACGAAGCATTGATGGTACTTCCAAATACAGTAGAAAAATTCATAGTTGATGCATTCAGCGATGATAGAGTAAGCGTACTTCCTAGCATGGTAGAGTAGGTACAATCATTACCATTTAATGTAGAGACTTGCAAGGTAGAGACAGTTAGCGTACTTCCTAGCATCGTTGAAAAGATCGTGCTATTTGTATTCATCGATGAAATGGATAAGGATGAGACAGTGATTGTGCTTCCTAACATCGTTGAAAAGACAATATCATTTGCTTTCATGGATGACACAAATAAGGAGGAAACCGTTAGTGTGCTTCCTGTCATAGTAGAAAACACAATATCACTTACTCTTATGGTAGAGGCTGATATGGTAGAGGCAGTTATTGTACTTCCAGTCATGGTGGAGAAGACAATATCATTTGTTACCATGGATGATGTTATGAACGATGAGACGGTTAGTGTGCTGCCGAGCATGGTCGAGAAAGTTGTACTGTTAAGACCAATCGATGATGCAGATAAGGAAGAGACTGTAATGGTACTTCCTGTCAATGTTGAGAAGTTTGCATAATTCAGTCCAAAGGTTGAGGCAGATAGCGAGGAGACCATTAGTGTACTTCCTAGCATGGTGGAAAAGATCGTGCTATTTACACCAATGGACGATGCAGATAACGTGGAGACAGTAATGGTACTTCCTGTCATCGTCGAGAACGTTGCATCATTGAATCCAAAGCTTGAGGCAGATAGGGAGGAAACCGTTAATGTGCTACCCAACATGGTTGAAAAAGTGGTACTATTGAGACCAATCGATGAAGCGAATAGAGACGAAACAGTTAGTGTGCTCCCTAGCATGCTGGAAAAGACTGTGCTATTTACCCCAATCGTCGATGCAGATAAGGTAGAGACTGTAATAGTACTTCCTAACATGGTAGAGAAGTTTGAATCATTAAACCCAAATGTTGACGCAGATAGAGAGGAAACCGTTAACGTGCTTCCTAGCATCGTTGAGAATACAGTACTATTAACACCAATGGACGAAGCTGTTAGAGAAGAGATAGTAATGGTACTTCCTGTCATCGTCGAGAAATTTGCATTATTAAAGCCAAATGTTGACGCAGATAGGGAGGAAACCGTTAATGTACTACCTAACATGCTCGAAAAGATCGTGCTATTTACCCCAAAGCTTGAGGCAGATAGGGAGGAAACCGTTACTGTGCTTCCTAACATCGTGGAGAAGATTATGCTATTTACACCGATGGTCGATGCAGATAATGTAGAGACGGTTATGGTACTTCCTGTCATCGTTGAGAAGTTTGCATCATTGAATCCAAATGTTGATGCAGATAGGGAGGAAACCGTTAACGTGCTTCCTAGCATCGTTGAGAAGATTGTACTATTAACACCCAATGTTGAGGCAGATAGAGAGGAAACCGTTAACGTGCTTCCTAGCATCGTCGAGAAGATTGTGCTATTTACACCCAATGTTGATGCAGATAGAGAGGAAACCGTTAATGTGCTTCCTAGCATCGTTGAGAATACAGTACTATTTACACCAAGTGTTGAGGCAGATAGCGAAGAAACAGTAATGGTACTTCCTGTCATCGTTGAGAAGATTGTACTATTAACACCCAATGTTGATGCAGATAGAGAAGAAACAGTTAGTGTGCTTCCTGTCATCGTCGAAAAGTTTGCATCATTAAAGCCAAATGTTGAGGCAGATAGAGAGGAAACGGTTAGTGTGCTTCCTAACATGCTAGAGAATACTGTGCTATTTACACCAATCGATGATGCGGATAATGTAGAAACAGTAATGGTGCTTCCTAGCATCGTTGAGAAGATCGTGCTATTCGCGCCAATGGTTGAGGCAGATAACGAGGAAATAGTAATTACACCACCTGTCATGGTTGATGCAGATAAAGAAGAAACAGTCAGTGTGCTTCCTAGCATGGTGGAAAAGACAGTACTATTAACACCAAATGTTGAGGCAGATAACGAGGAAACAGTAAGGGTACTTCCTGTCATCGTTGAGAAATTTGCGTCATTAAAACCAAACGTTGAGGCAGACAGAGAAGAAACCGTTAGTGTGCTTCCTAGCATACTAGAGAATACTGTACTATTTACACCAATAGACGATGCGGATAACGTAGAGACTGTAATGGTACTTCCTGTCATCGTTGAGAAGTTTGCGTCATTAAACCCAAATGATGAAGCAGATAAGGAGGAAACCGTTAACGTACTTCCTAGCATCGTTGAGAATACTATACTATTTACACCAATGGATGATGCGGATAATGTAGAGACAGTAATGGTACTTCCTAGCATCGATGAGAAGATCGTGCTATTTACACCAATGGATGATGCAGATAAGGTGGAGACAGTAATAGTACTTCCTGTCATCGTTGAGAAGTTTGCGTCATTAAACCCAAATGTTGACGCGGATAAGGAAGAGACAGTAATGGTACTTCCTAGCATCGATGAGAAGATCGTGCTATTTACACCAATGGATGATGCAGATAAGGTGGAGACTGTAATGGTACTTCCTAGCATC